GCTAAACGAGTTATACACATAGGTATATGCATTTCCTGCGTCGGCAGTTCCTGCAAATCCTATGTTAACATTCCCTGTGCCCTGAATTAACGTCATTGTATTACCCGACATTATAAATCTTGTAATTTGACCATCAACTGGGCTAGCTGGCATATTAATTGTATGAGTATATCCTGTGTTGTTAGCGGCTAAGAAATTATAAGAAGTAGTAACACTTAAATCAGTTGTTGATGCGTTGGCAGTGACCAATACCCAATTTGGTCTTGATATCTCGACCCCGTTGTTTAAAAACACATTCCCAACTGTGACTACGTTAGCTGTTAGGTTTCCTGTTATTGTAGAACTGCCCCCAACTTCTAAATTACCGGTAACTGTGGCGCTATTAAAAGATGCAGTGTCTGAGCTAATATTATTGTCAACTGCATCAACCATGACTGTGGAATCGTCAGCATAAACACTGCCTTTTAGATCTCCAACAAATACGTTTGATGTATACTTAATATTGCCTGCTGTTAACGTTCCAGTAATTGTTACATTTCCTGAACTTGTAATATTTCCCGAAATAACGTTGCCTGTGGTGATGTTACCAGAAGTGATGTTACCAGAAGTGATGTTACCAGAAGTGATGTTACCAGAACTTGTAATGCTTCCGACAGTTGCAGAGCCAGAAACAGTCAAAGAACTCAAAGTCCCAACACTTGTTATGTTAGGCTGAGCGTTTGTAGTTACAGTGCCAGCGGTAGTTGCAGTAGTCGCAGTAGTCGCCGAACCAGATGAAGTAGCATAATCGACATTTGCTTTAACATTAGCAAAGTTGGCATCAAGATATGACAACGGGATGTTACCGTAATCATTGGCAAAAATATATGGTACGCTTGGCATTTATTGTCCTAAAATTGTTCTCTTTGGAAATACTAGATATTTATCGTAAATCTGTGTTTGGCTATACATATCAACAGGCGCAATAAATTTTAAACTATCTCCATCAAAAATAGTTTGTTCTCCATTAAATGTAGTTAACCAATTTACTGTTTGTCCGCTGTTATTGGTCCATTGCACGGTGTTTCCAGTATTGCTATTCCAATGAGCATACGGCCCAACTGTAAGATCAAAATATGTTTCGGCCGGCGCGGGAACCCAGGCTCCGCCTGTGCTGTCGGCAATTGGGTCCCAGTTTTTACTCAGCAATCGATCTAATTCATAACGGTCTACTTCAAAGTCTATTAGATTTAGTCTTTCGCCAAACTTGGTTTTGATATAATACGCTAACTGATCGCCTTTGCTGGGTTTAGCATAGGCCAATACCCAGGCAGGAGTAAATCCCAACACACGACCATCCGCTTGTTTTGAAGTCATCCATAATGGAAGTATGTTTGCAACTTGTCCCACTGTGTCAATTACTTGATCTCTCATGTTGATCAAACTGTTGGGATATACTGTATCAATTTCAGTCGAGTCTGCTTCGTTTATTGGATATGGCAAAGTAACTTGTTTGCTTACACTTTGCCCTTGATCATTTAACAAGTTGTCAATTACACGACTATAAACAACTTCGTAAATTACTTCTCCGGCAGCATTTCTAGCTTGTGCAACAGCAATATCGCCCAAGGTTAAGTTTTTCCAGTAATGATTTTCGTATAAACTGCTGACATAGTCAGCATAGGTTGCTGCCGTGAGTCCAAATGCATGATTATAAACTACCTTGGTTGCTCGGCCGAAATTTGGATCAGTGGGACGATACAACAAGTCCGGTTGAAATATATCTGCATTTTGCAATAAATTTTGAATCAGTGCCCGATCGTCAAGGGGCGGCATCGCCTCAATATAAAGATTATCGTAGGGTTCATTGTATTCCCTTACTACTGTAACATAGAACGTCTTAGATACATTGATCAATCCGTTGACACTGAATGCTTGCACTGTAAACGTGTGCTTCATATCAAATGTTGTTTCTGTGTTTTGAGTACTGATACCCAAATCATTCATTGTAACGTCAAACGTTGTTGTTCCAAGGTCTAATGCAAATGTGTCAAAACTAACTCTACCTGCGATGTCACCTGATGGTAACAATTGCAAACCTTGTGGTAGGCTCGATGTGCTTCCACTTAGTAATTGATACTGTATAGGTATCCCTGCAATATTAGTGGCAGCAACATACAGTGTGCTGGTTGCACCATTATTGATTGTGCCCAAATCACTGGGAGTTAACCAGGTAATGTCAGTGTCTACTGATCCAGTGATAGTTAAACTATAATCATATTGGTTTGAACTCAATGGATCTATGTCTTTGCTGATGCGCACAGAGAAATCATAGGTATTTTCTGTCAGCCCCATGGCAGGTATATAGCCATACAACCAACCTGAGTTTTGATCCAAGGTCAACCCTGGAATTCCTGCACTGTCACCAGCATTGAATATTAATTCAAAGTCGACTTGATCGCCATCGAGATCCAGACCAATGAATTGATAAGCGAACCAATTATCATTGCGAACTGTTCCAATACTGCCCTCGGGATTGGTAATTATTGGAGCTCTAACCGGTGTGACGTCTGCTGTTACAAATGTGTTATCTGCTGTAATGTCAGTGGTGTCTGCACTGAGACTGTCTTTGCTGTAAATGTATATACTAAAAGTTCTTAGTTGACTAAAAACACCATCAGTGAGCTCAACTGTAAATTCGTAATTTGAATTAACGCTCATGGTATTGAAATCAAAACTGTATTCGTCGTAGCCTTGTCCATCGCGACTGAATCCGGATGTAGCATCAATTGGACTCAACGGTGTTATGAACCCAGAAATCAATCCCGTGCTCGACAATGTCAACCCTGTTGGTAAACTTCCGCCAACTATCTTTGTTGTAACAATATCTGCTGTGTCAGGATCGGTGTAATGAAGTTGTAAATTTGTTACTAAACTCCCGTCATAATACTGTGCAATTTGTCCGGGTGGGGTAAGAAATTTAGGAGGGTTAGGACCAGTTACTGTTAGACTAAATGTTCGATCTCTGATTTTATCTAAAACATAAGCACCATTGACATAATTCTTTGTATAAGCACGAACAGTAAATTTACTGGTAACATCTCTGTTGACCTGAGTAGGCACACCTTGTATACTGGCCACAGCTTTTGGTGTGCCAATAATTAATCCATTGTCAGCTACTTGAATACCAGATGGCAATTGTCCTGCTTGTAAGTTAAAATAAATGTGTTGTTTAAATTCTCCAGTCATGCTACCAGTTGCAGTGGTAAGATTTACTGGAGTGGTGGTGAATTCTGTAGCAGTGATAGAAAATTGTGTGCTGTTATACACATCTAACACAAAGTATCTCACTAATGGACTGAGTCCTCCAAATACGTTGCCTTGAAAAATTACATTCAGCCCGGGGTATATATTGGCCGTGCTAGCGCAGGTAATGCGATTGTTAGAAGAGTTGGTGGCAGTGCATGTCACAGTGGCCACAGGTGAAGTATCAGCTAACATAGCTAACTGGTAAAAAATTCCTTCTGGAATGCTACCTAAACTACCTGCAGGTGTAATCCACTCTGGTTGTGCCATGATTACCAAGGTGTGGTGTCAAACGCCACACGTCTCCAAATTTCAGTAGATGTATCAAAGTCGGCCAAACAAACATAGAGATACTGATCGTCATATGCAATCATACCGGCTGTGTCGCCGGCAGTTCCAGCCGGGGTTAACGGTGGCTCTTCTTGAACTCTGCTGTAGAGTTCGGCAAAATTATCGTTGCATTTAATGTAGGCTGTGCGAATGGCATCGCCTTGCCCGTCGTTAGGTGAAAGTCCTACGTTGATTACTTGTAAAGCCATTTATTGAGTCCTCTGGCAAGTATTTACCAGAAACTCAAAAGGCTAGGTTACGCATCTTTCCTAGGCCAGGCAGATGCCTTTCCATTTTTAATCAACTTTGACACTACTGAATTGAAATGTCTTTGTTTATTTTGTTCTGGGGTTAGAGCGAATATGCCTGTGCGATTTTCCTTGGCATAAGAACCGCCTTTTTGTCCACCTATTTTACCTGCTCGTGAAGCATGCCCTAACGAAAATCCGCACTTACCTTCTGCATTGGCTTTAGTGGCTGCAAGCGATGCTAGCCTACTTCGTTCAACTGGGTCAACATTCATTCGATGAGACATTGATAGACATGCTGCCCAGTCTCCTTGTGAATAATGTATGTTGTAATGTTCTTGTATGGTTACTGGCTTAAGATTAGAGATATCATTGTTGTTATGATTTCCATCGATATGATGAATTTCTACATCACTTGACAATCTTAGATTGTGATAATCTTCGTAAATTTTTCTATGTATCTTAGTAGTTCTCATGGTGCATGTTCCCACGAGTATTTATAATCTTTCGTTAACTACATCCCAACTGACAATTTTCCAAAACCCGTCTATATAGGCTTCTTTGTTCCACTTATAGTCTAAAGAAAATGCGTGTTCCCACATATCCAACAAAAGTGCAATATCAGTGCGAACTTGGTGATTTGGGATAGTTTTAATAGCGCCACTTGTGCTCAAATACACCCAACCGCTTCCTTGTATTTTCATTGCAGCTTCTTTGAAGGCAATTTTAAAATCTTCGTAGGTTTTAAAGTGCTCTTCAATTAACGCGAGTATTGCACCACGGGGTTTGTTTGCGCCCTTAGGAGCCCTAAGCTGAGGGAAGAACTTATTGTGTAAAAAACTGCCAGCACGATTAAAATTCGCATTTCCCTCTCCTGCGTTGTAACGCTTTACATAGCCTTTGGCTAGGTGTTCGTAGTGATAATCAATTGTTTCTGCGCTTATCACAGGCTCAAGGTCCTTGACACCGTAAGGCAGAGGAGTGGTTTCCAGTTTTGCTGGGCGGGTGCTTGCTTCTACAAGATCAATAGAGTTGCGTAAGTCCATGTTGTATTTATTTTCTGCGGGTGATACGACCCTTGGTGAGATCGTAGGGCGAAAATTCCATTTCTACCCTATCTCCCAACAACACTTTGATATTGTTCTTACGCATACGCCCGGATAAGTGAGCTAGCACAGTGGTCCCCAAATTGTCTAATTTTACTCTAAACATTGTAGCAGGTAAAACTTCTTCAATTCGCCCCTCCATATTAATGATATCTTCTTTTGCCATAAGCAATTACTTAGTCTCTAGCGAGATTTCGGCTCCAACTTTTTGCAGTCGATCAAAACGGAAACTGCGCCACTCATTCTTATCTAAATCGAACACTCGCAAACTGTGCTCATCGGGTTTCTTGCGTTGTTTTGATTCCTTTACAATGCCATCAACCGACGCACTTGCAGGAACTTGCGGCAATTTATCTGGATTGAGAGTGCATCGCATTTCACGCAAAGTGCCGTCAGCTTTTAAGAACTCAATCTTAATTTCAGTGACCTGAGCTAGACTCTTTACCCAATCGCGGATGATTGCTCGGTTTACATCATCAGCTTCTTGATAAGTTGTGCCGGGTTTGTTTTTGAGAATACGAAATACTTCTTGTTGTTCCCATGTCATGATAATTTCCTTTCTTGTTGATTCATTCTTGCCCACATGTCAATTTGTTCTCGCAGTTTAGCGTTCTCTTCACGGACTTTTTCTGTTTCTTTTCTAGCTTCAGAGGCTGTCAATGACGCACGAAGCCTTTCGTTGTTGACTTCCTGCACAAAGTCCATGATGCTACGAGTCTTGAGTCGGTCTCTTTCTTCTTCGAGGTCATCATATTTGTATTGCAAACCCGACAGTTCTTCTTCTGAGTATTGCAGTTGTTTTTCAAGATGTATAATATAGTCGCCAGGATACATTGACTGCCAGTCTGTTTTAAACATCCAAGTGTCGGGATCCATGCCTGCGTGTTCAAGGTCATCTAGCAAAGCACCGCGAGTTCTTGATATCACACTGATAATACGCCGAATCAACGGATCATCACAGTAGATGTCCAAGTAATTCAGCAGTTCCAGATCTGTCATTGAATTGTAGTTCATTTCTTTGCTAACGCCCTTACTATTTCGTAACGTTCCAATGCTTGTTCCACTTGGGCCCAAGCGTCTTTTTCTGCGGCACTAACTTCGGCTCTAGTTCGTAGATCATACTTTTCATACCAACCTTCGGGGTCAGCTTCGGTCCAGTAAATTACATTGGCTGATCGACCCATGCTGGTATTGCTGTCTGTCCACTCTGCTCGCCGAGCGTTCCAATAGTAATAGCCAGAAGCAGTCTCATCGTCGCCCATGCTCATGCCTTTGAACGCAAGATAGTAGCCTGACTGCGGCGGGCACTTTTCATCCATATCATACCAAATACCTGCTTTCATACTGGACCTACTACTTTGTAGACTCGCATTTTGTTGCAACACCCGCAATGACTGTGTTGAAGATTATGTGTCCCGCCTTTGGGCAGATATACTTCTGACCACTGTGTCCAACGATGCCAACCAAATCTACACAACCATGAAGTAATCAAGAGGGGTTCGTCCTTTAATGCTCTGAATGTGTTTTCTTTAGCAATGTTCATCAGGCAAATTCCTTTGCTCGGAGTTTAGTCCACATGAACTGTTTCAATTCGTCTTCTGTGAGCATTCTTGGAAGTCTACTTCCGGTTAGTTTATCCTTTAT